CCAGACAACTGGAATTTCTACACACAACCAGCAGGCATGCTGGAAACAAAGGACGAAGAAGGGATCATTACAGGTTACGTGCTAAACAAGAACGCAGAAAACGTAAACAATATGAGAGCCGACTATTATCCGAACATTGTACAAGGGAAGACGAAGAGTTGGATAGATGTATATGTGATGAATCGCCTTGGGAGTATAAAAGATGGTAAACCCGTTTATGCCAATTTTGCAGCAGATGTCCACGTTGCCAAAGAAGAAATACCTGTTGCCGCAGGACTACCTGTTTATATTGGTCTTGATTTTGGCCTTACTCCAGCTGGGGTAGTCGCACAAAAAGTGCGTGGACGTTGGTTGATATTACAGGAAATAGTAGCGTTTGACATGGGCATCGTTAAGTTTACCGAAGTCCTCCGACAAGAACTATCTACAAAATATGCAACTAATGAAGCTATCATTTTCGGTGATCCAGCAGGTGATTTCCGCGCTCAAACTGATGAGTCAACTCCATTTCAGATACTACGCGGCGCAGGTCTTAACGCACGTCCAGCCCCGTCTAATGATGTATCTCTTAGGATTGAATCAGTTAATTCAGCACTCAATCGCATGGTTGATGGAAGTTCAGGATTATTGGTTGACTTTAGGTGTCGTAATATAATCAAAGGCTTTGAGGGCGGATATCAATACAGACGGTTGCAAGTATCTGGTGAGCGTTACATGGATAAGCCAGATAAAAACCATTTCTCACATATACATGATGCTTTGCAGTATTTAATGCTTGGTTCTGGCGAAGGACGTGCAATCTTGACGAATATGCAGCATGCGCCTAAACCGTTTCAAGCAGAACGTAATTATGATGTGTTTACAAGAAAGCCACGCCAGAAGCGCAAAGGCTTATGGGCCAGAATGTAAAATGTGCGTTGCTTTATATATAAAAGCGACTGTATGAAAAACTAAAGGAGATTGCTTATGTGTGTAGGTAGACCAGCAAGGCCAAAGGTTCAAGGCTTAACAGAAGAAGAAAAGAAAGAGCAAGAGCAGGCTAAATTACAAGAAAAGCAGGCACGCGAAGAAAGAGAAGCTGCCGAGCGTTTGAAGCGTTCGAGGGCAAGAGAAGAAGCTGTTGAAACTGCGGTAAAACAGCAACGCCGTGGCACTGGTGCAACCTCTTTGCTAACAGGCGGTAGAGGCGGCATGGGTTATTTTGACGAGACTCTGTAATGCATCAGCCAAAAATGATGTTGGAAAAGTATGAGCGTGCTAAAGAGAAACGCTTAAACTTTGAGCCACTGTTTGATGAGTGCTATGAATATGCGCTACCTATGCGACAAGGCTTTTATTACGAAGTTGCTGGTCAACGCCGTGATGATAAAATCTTTGACGAAACTGCCGTTGTAGGAACACAAGAGTTTGCATCTCGTCTTCAATCTGGGCTTGTTCCAAACTTTGCACGTTGGGCGGATTTTATTGCTGGGTCTGAAATACCAGATGAGCAAATAGATGAGGTCAACAATCAACTTGATGTGGTGACTAATTATGTTTTTGAAGTTTTGCAATCTTCTAACTTTGGGCAAGAAATACATGAATCGTTCATGGACTTGGCTGTTGGAACAGGTGTGTTGCTTGTTGAAGAAGGTGATGCTCTCAATCCAGTACGCTTTAACGCGATACCGCTTCCGTCTGTCGTGTTGGATACAGGTGCAGATGGCGCGATTGACCATGTGTTTAGAGAGAGGACTCTTAAGAACCGTACCATTCCTGTTGCCTATGAGCGTGCTAACATTTCTGAACGCCTTGCAAAAGCTATTGCAACACAGCCAGAAGCTGAGTGTAAAATTCTGGAAGTTATTTGTAAAAACTATGAAAAGCGTAATGAAGAACGCTATGACTATTTTGTCATCGATACTGCTAACGAAGAAATAATTTATTACGAACAGTTTGTTGGCGCAGGCTCTAATCCGTTTATATGTTTCCGTTGGTCTAAAGCCAGTGGAGAAATTTATGGGCGTGGCCCTCTTGTCAACGCTCTTAGTGCAATTAAGACAACTAACTTAACAATCGAGCTTGTTCTTGAAAATGCACAAATGGCTATCTCAGGCATCTATCAGATGGATGATGATGGCGTTATGAATACAGATACAATCAATCTCGTTCCCGGCACTATCATCCCAAAGGCGATGGGTTCAATGGGATTGCAACCAATACGTGCTGCTGGTGACTTTAATGTTGCTAATCTTATCCTTAATGATATGCGTAACAATATAAAGAGAGCTTTGTATAATGACATGCTTGGCGATCCCAACAAAACACCAGCATCAGCCACTGAAGTTGCAGAACGCATGGCTGATTTATCAAGAAGGATTGGGTCTGCCTTTGGCAGATTGCAGGCTGAGATGGTTCAGCCAATATTGCAACGTGTTGTATATATTCTAAAGAAGCAGGGCCGTATTGAATTACCAGTTATAAATGGCAGAGAAGTTAAGGTTCGTTCTGTTTCGCCCCTTGCACAAGCGCAAGCTAATCAAGATATTACATCTATATCACGCTATTTGCAGTTGGTTGGCGGTACGTTTGGGCCAGAGATTCTAACCCTTCTTGTAAAGCCAGAAGATGTTGCTGTTCACCTTGCTGAAAAATTTGGCGTGCCTGATACATTAATCCGTGATAGCGTTGAGCGCGAAGAGCTTGGAAGAGCTGCACAACGATATCAAGAAGCACAGTCAAGAGGTGAAATGCCTGATGTCCAATCACTTAGGCCTTGATGGGTTTCCACGCCCAAAACAAGAAGACGACAGAATATCACAGAACATAAACAGTTTGTTCCGCACACCTAATGGTAAAGCAGTGATGCAGTATTTACGCTCTATCACTATTGAAGCTGTAAGTGGCGCGAACATATCTGACGCTGAACTACGTCATTTAGAAGGGCAGCGTTATTTAGTGGGCCTCATAGAGAGGCGATTTAAACAAGCAGAAAAGGTAAAAAAATGAGCGAAGCAGATAATGTAGAAGTAGCGGCTGAAGCCACAGCCACAACTGAAGCACCTGTAGCTGAACGTCCAGAATGGCTACCAGAAAAATTTAATACACCAGAAGACCTTGCGTCTTCTTATCAATCTCTTGAACAGAAACTTGGTGCTGGTCAAGAAGAACTGCGGCAGCAAATTATACAAGAGTTTGAAGCTGCTGCTTATGAAAACAGACCAGCTACTGCTGGTGATTATCAGATACCAGAATCTGTTGATGCAGAAATGGCTGTTGATAATCCATTGTTTCAATGGTGGGCTGATCATGCATTTGAAAACGCATATAGCCAAGAAGAGTTTGAATCTGGCATAGCGCAATATGCAGAGTTCATTAACTCACAAACACCAGATTTGCAACAAGAGCGTGCTAATCTTGGTGACAATGCTGATGCACGTATTGAAGCTGTTGACTTGTGGGCAAACAAGTTTTTTCCAGAAGAACATACTGATGCAATCTTGCAGATTGGGCAAACAGCAAAAGGCATTGAGGCTCTTGAGTTTATCATGTCTAAGGTAGGTGGTGCGCAAATGTCTGCTGATGCAGGTTTACCTACTGGAATAACAGAAGATAAACTGCGCTCTATGATGACTGATGAGCGTTATTGGAATCCAGCAAAAAGAGATCCAGCCTATGTCAAGGAAGTCCAAGCAGGTTTTTCCAAAGTCTTCAATTAATGCCTTCCATGAAGATGGTGATGTAAAAATAGTAAAAGCTACAGTAGAACATGCTGGCTATTTGCAACATCATCTTCGCGATACCGACATACGTGAGTGCATGATACACGGTGCAACGCCGTGGCGTGCGCTCCACGTACCTTTATCTAGCAAACATGCAAGAACATGGACAGGTTTGTATAAAGATGAACCTGTTTGTATGTTTGGTGTATTTCCTTTTGAGAATAAACAAGACCTCACATCTGGTCATATATGGATGTTAGGCTCTTCTGTGTTGGATGATATACCGCGAAAATTTTTAAGAACATCAAAATTAATGTCAAATTGGCTTTGTAACCAATATGATTGGGTAGAAAATCTTGTGCCTATTGAACATGAACGTACTATCAAATGGCTTGATTGGTTGGGATATTCGTTTTCAAATCAACCTACAGTTATAAATGGTTATCATTGTTTACGTTTTGTGCGTTGCCAACGAGATATAGAAGTGAGATTTGAATAGTACAGCCTGTTTCTAGCTGACGGCCCTGCGGGATAACCGATTGACGCGACGTAACGGACAACTGTGTAGTAAACGTAAACCTCTTTTGAAAGGACTGATAAAATGGCGAATACTATTGATGTCGCATTTATCAAGCAGTTCGAGTCAGAAGTTCACATGGCTTATCAGCGCATGGGTTCAAAGTTGCGTAACACTGTACGCACAGTTGGCAATGTTGCTGGTAGCACTGTTCGCTTCCAAAAAATCGGTACTGGTTCTGCTTCTACAAAGTCACGCAATGGTGACATTACCGCTATGGAACTCACCCACACACAGGTTGAGGCAACTATGGCTGACCATTACGCGGCTGAGTACATCGACAAGCTCGATGAACTAAAAACTAACATTGATGAACGTCAAGCTGTAGCACAATCTGCTGCTGCTGCTCTTGGTCGTAAGACTGACGAGATTCTTTATAGTGCAATGGATTCAGGTGCTAATTCAACCCAAATCCATGACACAGGTTCTGCTCTTGAAAAAGCAGACTTGTTGTCATTGTTTGAAACATTTGGTTCTGCAAATATCCCAGAAGATGGTGGCCGTTTCTTGGCTATGCATCCGAAAGGATATGCTGATCTGTTCTTGATTACTGAATTTGCTTCAAGCGATTTTGTTGGCGAACAGAACCTGCCGTATGCAGGTGGCATGACCATGAAAGAATTTCTTGGCTTCAAGATTTTCTCTACATCAGCAATTACTGCTGGTAAGAACATGGCTTACCACACATCTGCTGTCGGCTTGGGCATTAACTCAGATGTTCAAACTGAAATTAACTATGTGCCGCAAAAAGCTGCACACCTTGCAACTTCAATGATGTCAATGGGTGCTACTGTTATTGATGACAATGGTATCTATGAAGTCCTTGA